CTCATACTGAATCTGTGGAGGAGCAAGTGTTCCACGGAAGATATCGGTATATGTCGGTGTCGGTGTGGCGCTGTCCGAGATAGCAACGCGAATCGGTCTATCGCCTGTGATCTGTGGCTGGTCGACTCCAGCATCGAGGAGTTTCTGACGCCTCGCCGACATCTTGAGCGTGGTCTTCGATGTCTCATCGACCGACAGTGTCAAATTGTCAATGTATTGCGTGATGTCGACTGGACCATCGTATGTGGCTGTTGGGTCTGGTGTGCTACTTGCGAGAGCAGCTGCAACGCCATAAGTCTGCGTGTACGGACTCGGTGTCGTGACCGTCAGTTTGACGCGCAGCGTGTCTATAATGCCATCTGGTGTATACGGTGAGCCACCAGCATCAACGACCGCCAGTGAGGTCGTGACGGTCCCTGCGGATGTTCCAACAACATCACCCCATATTTGCGCGTCAAAGGTTGCACCAGTCGGAGGAGCGTATCGAAGCTGAATCGGTTTGCTGTAAAAGATTCCAGTAGTCTCGTACGCGACGGGTGAAATCTGTACGGTCGGTCTGCCATATGGAACCTTCCAGGCGAAACTTCCAGATGGCAAAATCGTGTTACCTGTTACGTCGTTGAGGTCCTCGAAGGTGTGTGAGAAGTTCGCACCGAATGTCGATGTCACCAACAACTCACGACGCTTGAAGGGGAGCATCATCAGGCTGACCTGACGTTGACCTACAGCACTCGATGTCGTAACACTGCGACCAGGATTCCTGTTGGTGTCGCTTTGGTCGTAGACGCCCTTCTGGATGCCATTCTTGTAGACGATACAGGAGCCATCACCACGGAACACTAGCTCGATTGTCGATGCGGTTCCATAGCCCCACTGCACTCGCAGGAATGGCAATGCGCTTTTATCCACCCAGTTCGGGACATAGGCGGAAATGTACCAGCCTTGATTTGCGACGTAGGACGAAGTCGTTCGCACCCATTCGGTGTTGGCTGTGCCGAGTGTCGTGGCGGTGAGGTAATAATCACCAGCCGCGTTTATCTCCATCTGTTTCCATACACTGCCTGTAGTGAGCGTGTACGAGCTTCGAGGGATTCGAGCATACAGTCCGCTGTAGTTGCTCGACCATCCTTCAGTGACTGGAAGTGGAGCAGGCATGACGGTATTTGTCACGGAATCAAACCAGCCAGTGCTGTAGGCGCGGTCCCAGGAAGTTCCGTCGGCACCGACACAGACACGTCCTAGGTCAGGACGTGGCTCAGGACAGTCGACCTCGACCAACAGTGGCCAGTTTGTCGCCATTAGATTCTTCTCATTTCCGTCACGAGTGTTTGTCGTCCCTGCTGAATCATCATCTTCCGCATCGCCCTCTCAAGGTCAGTCGACGCAGGGATAAGTGTCTGCGGAATAATGCCGACTCCGCCCTGATTCGTGGCGTTGTTGCCAGCGTTCAGTTCCGCTGCCGTTACACCGATGGCGCCTAAGCGACCGCCACCGAAGGTCTGCTTCCGAAGGTCGAGCAGGTCACGAGTGCTTCCAGTGTTCTTGGCAATCTCGAACAGGTGTCCTTCCATCGACTTTGCCATGTCTACAAATGCGGCCTGCATCCTGGCTGCGTATTCAGCAATGGCGACCATGGTGTTGATAAGGCCTCCGCCTTTGCCTTCGGTCGACTTTGCTGCACTTGCAGCTGCACTCGCAGCTGGAGCAATACCAGATGTTTGTGGCAATGCAGGAAGTGGTGCGCCTTTGGTGTTTCCTGTTGCTTCGACTTGAGGCATTGCAGGTGTTTTGAACATCTTGTCCATAATGGCAAAAGCACCAACACTAAGACCAGCCGCCGCAATGATGGCTGCGATTGAACCAGCCGCCGCCGCTGGATTCGCAGCTGCTTTTGCCACAATCTCAGCCACAGTCAATGCACGAAGCGCTGTCACTGTTGCGTATAACGCCTTGACAAACATTCCGAACTTACTCGACAAATCGACGATGAACGCAGCCAAACCGAGAGCGACCAAACCTTTGAACATTGCATTCGCAGCAGTGCCAGCCGTGGTCATATTCTGAATCAGTTTCGTCGTCGATTCGAGTGCGGACGTAACAGTCGGACCGAATGCCATAAGCATCGAGGCCATAACATTCCCGACTGCTACCTGAAGCTGATTATATGTGTCTGCTACGTTGTCGACCGCTGTCTGAAGTCCTGCTGATGCCTTAGGCATGGCATTGAATGCGTCAGCGATACGCTTCGCCGCATCTGCACCACTGATGCCCATCTTGCGAATCTGCTCGGCTGATTGCGTACCGAATGCCGCCTCCATTGCTTTGCCAAACGATGGCAATGCTTCGCGAAGTTGGTTCAGTTCCTCCTGGTTGACCTGTGTTCCGTTGGCGAGCTGTGACATCGCGGTGATGACACGCTCGACTGTATCGGCAGATGCACCAACCGAGGCCACAGCATTCGCCACACCAGCAAGTGCTTTTTCTGCTGTGTTGGCGTCAAACTTCGCAGATCTCAGACGAATGAAACCTTTGACTGTCTGCTCGAGGTTGATACCAGGAAGGAGCGCAATCTTCCGAAGCCTGTCCATCTCGGCTGTAAGTTCTGACGTAGAACCGACGGTGGTCGCCAGCGCTCTCTGTAGGCTGTCGTAATTTACAGCTGCATCGAGCGCGGATTTTGCGAAGCCAGCGATGGCGGCTCCTGCGAGTAGACCTTTGAACTGATTCGCGAGATTGCCGGCGGATTCTTGGGTTTGTGTCAAACCATCAGCCGCTTGCTTTGCTTCGCTCTTGATGTTCTTGAGTGCCTGGACTGCATCACCAGCGCCACTCACCTTGAAGATAATGTCGAATATGCCTAGTGCCATCAGATGGTCCTCTTTGCCAGGACCGACATCACGGCCTTGACGATCTCAACGATTTGATTTTCCCAGACCTCTCCGGCCCATGCGACTTCAGCGAACTCCTCGAGTGTCAAGTCAGTCTCACGGGGATGGCGCTTCAGATGTCTCACACTGTTGTATAAGATCTTCTGCGCCACCCCGCCTAGTCGTTTGGGACTTCGTCTACAGCCTGCTCGATGTCAATCGGGAATGCCTTCGCGAACTCTCCGACCACATAGAGGTAAATGTCGGAGCGGTCACGAGCGAGCTGTGCAAACCTTCGCGCTGGATTGATTTCGCCATCACCTGGCTGGACCACATAACAACGCGCCATGATCATGAGAATCTGGAGCATCTGAGCGGGAAACTCAGGGAAAGCAATCTTCAACATCTTCTCGACTTCAGGTCGCGGGAAAAGGTCCGCTGCCTTTGGCTCACGGAATGTGATTGTTCCTGGTGCGCCGATAAAGCGCTCGATGTCGACTACGTAATTAGGCCGACCGTCAAGCTTTGGAATGTTGTCGAAGATTGAACTCATTATGATCCTGACAGACCAGTGATTCCGCTTACACCAAGTTTGATGGTCGCAGTCTCAGTCTGTGTCTCCTCTGGCGTTAGACTTAGTCCTGCCTCGGTAACCATGCCGAAGTACTTGAGTACAGCGCCTGCAACCGAACCAGCACCATCTAAGTCTACATCAATCTCACAGCCGAAACCTAGTTTCGATTGGAACAGCGGTCCGAGGACACTGTCAACATAAAGTTCAAGGTTAACAGTTCCGGCCTGTGTAGTCGCGAGAGACGCCTCGTAGACGGCGCACAATGCCGTGGCGTTGACCATATTCTGTGTGACAGTTGCCGAGAAGGACTTTGCCAAACAAACCACGGATGTTGCGGTTGTGGTCGGAAGTGCAGTCGTGTCACCAGTCAATGCAGCTGCAGTGAAAGTGACGGTAAGTGTTACATCTTTGGCGAGAAGCGGACGGGACATGTGGTTATACCTCTGGAGTTATTGTGGCAACGAATGTTTGAGCGATGCCATTATCGACGCGACCATCCTGACTGACGTCCACAGATGATGAGACCGATGTACGATTCAGGAAGAAGACAGGAGTCGTGGAGTTCACGGTCTGTCGGTTTAGTAGTGTATCGATTCTGTCGACGATGCCCTTGATACGCGCCATCGAGACTGCACCGCTTTGAGTGTCCCAGCACCATACCTGGTGTACTGAACTCGTAACGATACGACCGCCACACATTGACTGCGTATCCTCTTGGCCACCATCAGTGTGACGAACGACGATGTATGGAACCTGTGGCTGTCGCAGACTGATCGGGTCCTTCTCCGGAGCCATATACAGGTAGATTCCCTGCTGGTAGTTCGGTGCGCGATTGTCGACCGCAAGCAGTCCCTGAAGCGTTGCGTCAGCTGTAAGCGTGTCATAGATCCACTCGTCAACGACTAAGGATTCAACCATTGAAGTACTTCCTCACCACGCCTGTGAAAACATTCCATGCCTTTGTGGATGCTGGTATCGCGAACGGTCTATTTTTCTTGAACTCGAGTATCTTGCCATAAGGCGCCGCAATGCTGATGAAATACTCGTAATCGTTGACCTTATTGATGGTGATCGATGTCCGCAGGAATCCAGTTCGCACAGCTGGTGCTTGTCCTGGCGCGGATGCCTGATAAGTCGTTCTGCCGACTTTGTATCGTCGTCCAGACTTCGGACCAGTCATCAATGCAATCATTCCGGTATACGAAGCACTCACCGCATTCTGGAGAAATACAGAGAGCATGCGAAAACGTTGCTCCGCATCGTCAAACCCGGAGAGGTCAACCTTAACGGTCACGGAGCCAGAACCTCGATGAGTAGTGGACCGAAGCGTCGCACGGTAGTCGAGACTGTGAGCGAGATTGTCAAACGCACCATCGCAGATGTCGGATAAGCAGCCGGGTTCAGGACCGTCACAATGCCCTGTGTGGCCATCGACTTCGTGAGCGTGACACTTCCTCCACCAAACGAATACGCGATGCCTGTGGCGGCGTTCGTAAAAGTCGCTCCGAGAGTGCCTGTCGTGATGTCAATCGGTGAGCCGTTTGAATCCACCAAACGCACCACGTACGTGTGCCAGTCACCCGTCCAGGCTGCGAGCTGCACAACCTGTTCCGGGTCTTCGGTGATGTTGATGATGTTCACACTCATACTGGCCTCACATAGAGTTTCAGTGGACCGAATACCTGCGTATCTGTCGCGCCGGTTGTCCTGGTCACAGTTACAGTGTACGTGCCAGACGTGTTCGTGACCGTAGTCGTGAGACCGAATGACAGGCGTCCATTGTCCGCATAAGTGGCTGTTCCGCTGTACGTTGCCACAAGTGTTCCACCAGCGTTGTAAACCTTCGCTGTGACCGTCGCGCCAGTGATGTCGATACCAGTGCCATTCGCATCCGTGACCTGGACATCGATGCTCGTGGCAGTTCCCACATTGACATCGAGTGGCTGATCTGCTCCGAGTCCATCAGCCAGGAGTTGATAAGGTCCGATGTGTACGCTTGTCGCAGCTGAGACTGGCGTCAACAGATCTGCGGAGATGTAGTCTGTTCCGTTGTGAAGGAGAGCGCCCTTGAGTTCGGTGGCGGCGTCCGTGTCGTTTGCAATAGCGTGAACGTCAGCATCCACTCGGCTGATGCCACCAGACTGATGCAATGTGACGAGACCTTCCTTCGACGGAGCATCTGCACGAAGCAAGTTATATCCAAACGTTCCATGTATCTGATGATCGTCTGTTAAAGCATCAAGCACAGCAGCTGCCGTCTGTGCTTCCGTCAAGCCACCACTGCTCAGTTTTACCGTCATGACCGCACCGTTAGTACCAGATGCACCTCTGACCACTACAGTGACATCGTCAGCACCAGCAGCCAATGCAGCATCAGGGATGTCCAGTCGATACACGCCCGGCATGTTGGTAGCGTCAACCTCTGCAAAGCCACCAGCAGTCCACGCCTGTGCGATTGTACGGGCTACTAGAGGGATGGATACGCTTGCAGTCCTTGTGCGATTGTAATAAGCAGCTAGACCACTTGTAGATGACGTTAAACCAACAACACCTAAATAAAGCTCAATGCTCTGTGATGTTGAGCCGGGAGCAATTGTGATTGTGCTTGCATTGCGCTCCGTCGGTTCATACGGGTTTGCAGATGACAAAGACCGATAAGTAACTGCGCCAACGTCAGGCGTTGCACCAGTCCACGCTACGTTATAGGCATCGGTAACAGGTGCAGATGTTGCAACACCAAACGCAGTATTACGACTATTCAATATTGTGCCAAACGGAGCAAGACTACCAAACCCTTGCAAAAGAGCCTGACCAAAATCAACACCTAAGAAGTCAGATGTAATGGTAGATGCAGACGATGACACGTTCGTCAAATCAGTGAGGGAATTGATGATGTTATTACGTTGGACTTGCCAGCCCGTATTTCCTGACCGGATGCCAGTTTCAACACTACCAATTATATTATTTTGAATTAAATGTAAATTTGTAGTGTTGCCAGCGGTAATGTAGACACCCCAAGACCCACCGATAAAAACATTATTGCTTATGATTACTGATGGCGTCCCCTGTTGGAAAATGTGATACAGATTGCTTATAAATCGATTGTTTGAAACATTGATTCCGCTAATACTTGTTCCGCCAAAACACGTCACGTACAACGCAGTGCTAAATCCACATATAATGTTATTCCGAATGTTCATATTACTTAATGTTGAAATATTCGGTTCACAGTTGATTGCTGCACCATTGCTTCCACTTGTATAGATTCCATAGATAACACAATCTTCAATGGTAATGTTGTTACCAGTTGTGTTTATTCCCATATGAAATGAACTAGTCAAAACTTCAATAACTAGGTTTTGTACGGTCACATAAGTTTTATTTCCAAGAGTAAATCTTGTACCTGTTGATGACCTTACTGAGTCACTAGCCGCACCAGTAACACGCACCTGATTGGCTGTAACACCTGTAAATTGCGTGGCTGTAGGGTCTCCAGAAATGACTAATGTTTGTGTTGAGCTTGGAGTAACCGTAAGTGTTGGGGATTCCCTGTAGACACCGGGAGCGATGTACAAATAGTTTGTACCTGTTGTTAGAGTCATGTTTGCAAGAGCATAGGTTATTGTTTGCCACGCTGTTGCAGTTGTACTTCCAAGCCCTGTATTTGCATTAGAACCGTCAGTCCTAACGTAATATGTCGCCATTATTCAGCCGTCCCCGCTATGATTTGCTGCGCCATCACAATGGCAAATTGCTCAACAATACGATTCTGAAACTGCTCGTCCTGCTGAACCCACCAAACATTCACTGATGTTCCGTCTTCACCGAATGTGCCTAAAAGGTTTCCAGAGTTGTCATAGATGTCACCAAAGACCAGCCAATCAGTTGACGGTGGAGCGACCTTTTCAATGCGGAAGTTCTGGAGGTTCATTTGCCCACCTTCAAAGCACTTGCCTCAACACCCTTGAACGGCATCGTCAAAAACGCCAGCACAGATGACACCGCAGCGGAGACTCCAGCCGCTACCGCCTTGCTACCGTAGAGTGCAAGCACTGCGCCCAGCTCGGCGATGTCGTGTGCTTCAGCGGTCCGGATGCCATCGCCGAATACCGAGGTAAAAGCAGCTACGAAAGCCACGACAACAACGACCACGAGTCTCTTGATTGATATGCTGTTCATCTTTGTAGTGATCCTTCTATCATCGCAACACGGCTCTCGAGTTTTCCGAGACGTTCTTCAATGCGCCGAACTTCCTGCGCCTGGCCAGTGAGTACGCTGTTTACGTTTTTCAGCTCAACGTTCAGGACATTGATGCTGACCTGTAGTTTCGTATAGGTTCCGATGACGGCTCCTAATACCAGGACTAATTGTCCGACCAATGCTACAACGACCTCGACTGTCATACCTTGACTCCACTGTACATCTTATGACTTATCATGGTGCGATGATGTCGATGCGTACCACCACGCACTGGGTATACGAGCGGTTACGTGCGAATACGTGCGAATACGTGCGCTATCCGTTGGAACGATAGCGCAGGCCAATGGTCTGGCTCACTGCATTGCTGTGGCCGTAGTCACTGCCGATGACTTCGTAGTATGGCGCTAGGTTCTGCGGATTCCCCGACGTGTAGATGCGGTCATCCGACTTAACTTCGAGGTCAGGCGAACACGTGAGCGTCCAGGAGCCACCAATCTCGATCATGCCACCGACAACAGCCTCGGAATCACCCGTGTTCGTGATTGTGGCACGAATCTCGGCGACCTGTATCCAGTGCTGGCCGATGCCTCCGATGCCATCTGTCTGATTGACTGCTCGCCAGATCTGCACACGGTCAGCGTACGCATAGTTCGTGATGGCATTCTTGAGCGCCGTTGCATATTGCGCTGGAATCATACGAACACCATCGGCGAATACCGCTTTGCCTGGTCGAGACAAT